GCCGGCCGTGGACGTCGACATGATCAAGGCCCACCTCGTGGGCCGGTATCGGCAGCACGCGGCGCGGGCCATCGTCGAGGACGTCGCGGGCTTCGCCGAGAACGTCGTCGTCGAGCGCAACGGCACCGATGCGAACCGGGTCGACATCCTTTACCCGCCCGACCTCGCGAACCAGCTCAACGTCCTGGCCGTCCTGATGCGGCCTTACCTGCAATACCCGGAGGCCTAAGCCATGGCGGATCTACATGCGGGCGTCCTGCTCGTCGAGATGGACGGGCGGATCGTCGAGGTCGAAGGGAGCTTCGTCGTTCGCACGTCCACCGAGACGCGCGAAGCCAAGATGGCCCACTCGGGCAAGGTGGGCGTGAAGCGCACGCCGGTGGCGCCGGGGCTCACCTGCACCGTGCAGGTGTACGACGACGACACCTCGGCGTTCTGGGCGGCGTTCATCAACAAGGACTGCATGGTCAAGACGCGCGGCCGGGTCTATCAGCTCACCGGCGCGACGACCACGGGCACCTTCGATCACGACCTGGTCGAGGGCACGGCAGAGATCGAGATCTTCGCTCAGCGCATCGTCGAGATCGCTGACTGATGGCGTCGAACCCTCGCACGCCGCCGCGGCCTCCGGGCCGTAGCGGCCCGACGCCGCAGGCCGCAGCGCTCAAAGCGCCGCCGGCCCCGGCGACGTCGGTGCTTGAGATCGAGCTATCGCACCCGATCAAGGTGGGCACGCAAGGCGAGACGTCTTCGACGTTGCGCTTCGTTCGCCCGCCTGGTCTCGGCGAGATCGACGGATGGCTCGACGAGTCGAGCCCGGAGGCCTTCGGGCGGTCGCTCGAAGTTCTGCCGTTCCGGCCAGCGTGGCAGGTGTTCGTTCTGTCGCAGTGCGCGGGCGTTCCGACCGATTCGGGCAAGAAGATCTCAGTGGCCGACCTGCTCAAGATCGGCCAGGCGCTCGCCCCTTTTGTGAGCGGCTCCCCGTCGACTGGCGAGCCTGCGCCGTCGGGCTCGGCAAACACTTCGGCTGGGGGCCGACCGACGTCCGAGAGCTGACCGTTCCGGCGCTCTGGTGGTGGCTCGACGGTGTCGGCGAACTGGCCGAGACCATGAAGGCGCGCAGCGCCAAGGGGTGAGCGGTGGCGACGTATCCCGTAGCAGTCGAGGTAAAGGCGAAGGACACCGCGAGCGCGGTGATCGGCCGCTCGGCTCGCAAGATCGGGGCGTCGCTCGCCAGCATGCGGGCCAATGCGACGAGCGCGAGCTCGGCCATCACGAGCGCGGCCGGCAGTATCCGAGAGGCGACGGGCCGGGCCGCTCTCGTCGGGATCGGCGCCATTGGCGCGGGCCTCGTCGGGGCAGGCATCGCGGCCAAGACCTGGGCGCAAGAGACCCTCGAGGCTGGCGACGAGCTGGCCACCTTCGCGGCCAAGACCGGGCTCAGCGTCGAAGCGATCCAAGAGTGGCGCAGCGCGGCGCAGCGCAGCGACGTCGAGATCGGGACCTTCAACGGCTCAGTTCAGACGTTCGCCCGGCAGATGGCGCTCGCCCGCGAGGGGACGGGCAAGCTCGCGAGCGGGCTCAAGAAGGTCTCGAAGCCACTGCTCGACCAGCTCAAGGCGACGACGTCGACCGAGGAAGCGCTGGAGCTCTACATCAGCGCTATGGAGTCGGTGGAGGACCCCGCGAGACGCGCCGCTCTGGCGTCGATGGCGTTCGGCGGGGCCGGCAAAGACATGGCGCTGCTCGCGGTCACGGGCTCCGAAGGGGTCAAGAAGTTGCGGCAGGAGATGCGCGCCTCGGGCGTCATGACGACCGAGCAGGCAAACCGAATGGGCGCGCTCGACGATCAGATGATCGTATTAAATGACCGGTACAACACGGTCAAGCGCACGGTCGGGACGGCGTTCCTCGAAGCGATCACGCCGCACCTGACGAAGCTGGCCGAGTGGGCCGAAGCGAACCAAGGCGTGATCGCTCAGAACGTGGGCGGGGCGGTCGACTATCTTGGGACCGCGTTCGCTAGCATCGACTGGGACGCGATCTCTTCGGGAGCCGGCAAGGTCTACGGCGCCATCGAGCAGATCGGCGGCGTGGCGCGAGAAGCCTACGAGAACATGGTGAAGCTGTACGACTTCGGCGAAGAGCTCGGTGACCGAGCGGCCGGGACGTACGACGAACTGCGCTCTGGCATTGCCGGTCTTGTCGGGGTCAGCGCGACCGACACGGGCGCGGACGGTCAATCGACGCTGCTCGGGGGCAATACCCAGGTCGTCACGCTCGAGCAGCAGCGGCGGGCGTATCGCAACGCGGCGCCGGCTCTGGCGATGTTCGGACAGTCGGACATGGCCGAGCGCGCCGAGCGCGACGCGGCGGCCATCCAAACGGCCCGCGAGCTGTCGCTCCGTCGTGTCGAGGCGGGCCGCTCGGGCATGTACGCCGTGCCGAGTTCGGCCTCGTTCCTCGACCGCAGCATGGAGGCGCTGAACGCCCCGCGCACGGCGGCCGAGCGCCTGAACGCGCTCCCGTACGGTCTAGGCCAGGTGCACTCGGCGGGCCCGCCGGCGCCGCCGCAGGAGATCACGATCAAGGTAGAGTCCGAGCCAGGAACGACCGCGACGATCACGAAGCCGCCCAAGGCGGGCAACGTCAAAGCCGGCGTTCGCAAGGTCGGGACGGAGGCACTCTAATGGCGTGGACAGACAGCCTACGGGCCGCGTCGTTCCGCGGCGTCCCCTTCGAGGTCGAGACCGAGGGACTCTCGGGCGGTCGTCGCGTCGGGGTCCACGAGACCCCGGGCGGTGACCTGGCGGTGACCGAGGACCTCGGCCGACGGACGCGCGCCATCAGCGTCGAGGCCTATGTGATCGGGGACGACGCGGCGGGGCAGTCGGTCGCGTTGCTCGAGGCGCTCGAGGCCGAGGGGCCGGGGACGCTGGTGCACCCGATCTACGGCGAGATCCGGGTCAATCTGACGGAGTACCGGCAGGTCGATAGCTGGGACAACGGCAACGTGATCCTGTTCTCGCTGAGCTTCGTCGAGGCGGGCGAGCTGAGTTTCATCACGCTCGACACGGGCTCGGCGCTCGACGACGCGATCGACGCGATGGACGCGGCCACGTTGGCCGAGGTGACCGAGCAGCTCGACTCAGACGGGTATGGTCTTGGCGTGCTCGACGCGGCTATCGCCGCTATCGACGACGTGCTCGGGGAGATCGAGACCATCGCCGCGACGCCCATGGCGGTCGTCGAAGACGTCTCCGATGTCGTGTCCGAGGCGCAGGATCTCCGGGCTCGGACCGAAGCCCTGGCCGGGGCGCCCGAAGAGTTCGCGGCGGCGGTTCAGTCTCTGATGGTCCGGATCGGGAACCTGCTCGGTCTGCGACGCCTGGCGTCGGGGGCGGGCGATGCGTACGTCTCGCCGACGCCCGCCACGACGGACAGCGAGCGGATCGCGACGGTCGACTATGCAGCCCGGCGAGCGCAATGCCGGTACGCCCTCACGGCGGCGTGCGCCCACATCCGGGACGCCGAGCTGTCGGTGTACGACGACGCCATTGCCGACCGCGATGCAATCGCCGCTCTCATCGCCGCCGAGGAGGAGGAGGCAGACGCAGAGACGGCTGACACGCTCCGGGCGCTCCGGACGGCGCTCATCCAGGACGTCACGCGGCGAGTCGCAGGCTTGCCTCGGGTGACCGAGTACACGCCCCGCGGCGTGGTGCCGGTGACGCTGATCGCCTGGGAGCTCTACGGCGACGCCGAGAGAACGAGCGAGGTGGTCGACCGCAACGACATCATTCATCCCCTGTTCGCGCCGGTCCGGACGCTCTCGGTGCTGACCCGATGACCGAGCTGGCGAAACACGACGTGCAGCTCGAGGTCGGCGGCCGGTCCTATTCGGGCTGGTCGTCGGTCGAGATCACGCGCTCGCTCGAGCGGGTGGGCTGGCCGTTCTCGCTCGAGCTCTACCAGGGCGCGAGCGCGAGCGACCCGGTGGTGATCCGGCCGCAGTCGTCGTGCGTCGTGCGCATCGACCGGCAGGCCGTGATCACGGGCTACGTCGACGACGTGTCGATCAACGTGCGGGGCGACGGGATCGAGATGCCGGTGTCTGGGCGCAGCAAGACGAGCGATCTCGTCGACTGCCATCCGGACCCCGACGGCAAGCGCCGCTGGTCGTCGGTCAAGGTCGAGTCCCTCGCGGCCGAGCTCGCCGCCGAGTATGGGGTTGACGTCGTGACCGACGTGGCGACCGGGGCCCCGCTCGAGCGGTTCGCGTTGCAGCTCGGGGAGACGGTCTACGATGCGATCGAGCGGGCGTGCGGATTGCGTCAGCTCATGGTGTGCGATGACGAGCGGGGGCGGTTGCTCATCACGCGAGCGGGGTCCGAGCGGATCCCGGGCGCGCTCGTCTACGGATCGAACCTCATCTCGGTCTCGTGCCGGTTCTCGGGCGCGGACCGATTCAGCGAGTACGTCTGTCGCGGACAGCGGGCCGGGACGGCGACCATCGACGCGGACGCGGCGCAGCTCGTCAACGGGACGGCCACCGACAACGTGAGCCGGCACCGACGCCTGGTGCTGCAGCCCGACGGGCGCACCGACGCCGCGGCGTGCAAGGCGCGGGCAGAGTGGGAGATGCTGACCCGATGGGGCCGGTCGACGTCTATCACCGCCGTGGTGCCGGGCTGGCTCACGAGCGAGGGCACGGTCTGGGCAATCAACCAAGTCGTCCGCGTTCGGGTGCCTCCCGCGCTCATCGATGACGACTTCCTCATCGTCGAGGCTCGGCTCTCCCGCGACCTGACGGGCACGCGCACCGAGCTGACGCTGCAGCCTCCCGAGGCGTTCGCGCAGTACGCACCGCCCGGCCGCGGCCGACGCCGAGGGGCGCGAGCCGAGAAGGGGCTGTGGCTCGATGCGGCCGGCGTGGCGGCAGCCCAGCAACGCGCGGAGGCGAACCGATGAGCGCCGCGGCCCGACTGCTCGGCATGATTCGGCGCGGCGTGCTCACGTCGAGCCGACTGGTGGACGGTGCGTTGCGCCTGGTCCAGGCGAGAGTCGGCGGGACGACGGTCGATGACGTGGAGCTCATGGAGCCCTACGGCCTGACGGCGGTGGCGCCGGCCGGCGCCGATGTGGTCATCGTCCACGCGGGCGCCGACGAGTCGCACCCTCTGGCGCTGGCGACGTCGCACCGGTCGCACCGGCCAAACACACTTACGGCAGGCCAGGTCGCGCTGTACGACTCGACGGGCAAGGTCGTGACCCTTTCGACCTCGGGGATCCAACTCGGCACGAGCGCGAGCAAGGGCGTCGCGCGCAACACCGACACGGTTAGCGTGACCATTCCCGCCAACACGGTGGCCGTCGGATTCTCGGGCGGGGCCGCCGTCATGAACGCGTTACCGATCACACTGACGGGCACGATCACGAGCGGCTCGGCGACGGTCAAGGCGGTGGACTAGTGGGCACGACCTACACGGTGGGGCCGTCTGGCCGAAACTACACGACGATCCAAGCGGCGATCCAAGCGTGCCGAACCACGGCGACGAGCCGTGCGGACATGGATCGGATCGTCGTCGACGGCGGGACGTACACCGAGGCGCTCGACACACAGAAAGTGACCGACGGCTATTGGGGCGTCGTGTGCGTCATCGAGGCAGCCGACCCGGACAATAAGCCCATCATCGCGTCGACCGGCGCAACGACCGCGATCAACTGCGGATCCTATCGAGCGTTCTCAAGCGCGGCCGGTGAGCTCACGCTCCGAAACCTCAAATTCTCGGGCTGGACCAACGCCTCTCTCGGCGTGATCCGGCAGCTCAACGACGGAATCGTGATCGACGGGTGTGAGTTCGAAGGCAACACGGGCCGTGCGTGCATCGTCAACCTGGGCAGCTTCGCCAACCGCTGGTCGAAGTTCATCAACTGCAAGGTGCGCACGTCGGGGTCGACGGGCAGCGGCTCCAAGGGAATCGTGCTCACGTACGGCAGTCTGACCGAGGTCTACAACAACGACGTCGTGTGTCCGACAAACGTGCAGTTCCACTCGGGCGATGCCCTGCTCGTGGCGCACAACTCCGTTTCGGGCACCTGGAACACGGGCGGCAACTGCAAGGTCATCGCGGGCAACATCACGACTGCTCGCGGCAACCTGATCAAGAACCTCGGCACGGGCGGCTCGCACGCCGTGGACGCCGGCTCGGGGACCTACGTCGAAAACATTGCTCACGGCACGTTCACAACGCGGTTCGCCGGCACCGACGGCGGCTCGAATCAGAACGCCGATCCGTTGTTCGTCGACGCCGCAGGCGGTGATCTGACGCTGGAGCTCACGAGCCCCGCGATCCGGTCACTGGCTCGAAACGCGACGGTTCTGCTCGACTACGAAGGCGACTCCCGCAGCGACCCGACCGACGCGGGCGCCTACGAGATGGTGCTCGACGTGGTGCCCCCGACGGTCACGCGCGCTCGCATGACCAGCAAGACCACCATCGAGATCACGTTCTCCGAAGACGTCGACGAGACGAGCGCCGAGACCACGGGCAACTACACGCTGGTCCCGGGGGTGTCGTTCACGGCGACGCTGACGGACACCGATACCGTCGTGCTCACGCTGACCCCGGGCGTCGATGCGGTGCGGCTCACGGTCGATAACGTCGAAGACCTCGCCGGCAATGCGATGGCGGCGGCCTACTCGACCGAGCTGGGCTACGCGCTCTCGGACGGGTCGGCAGACCTCCCCATCGGGGTCACGGCGTCGGGCGCGGCGGTCGACTACCTGCGGACCTGGGATCCAATGCCGAGCGGCGTCGGCTCCGAGCTCACGATCGAGCGGCTCGTCTTCGTCTCGCTGATGAGCGACGCGCGCATCAACGCCGACGAGACGCCGGTCGATGGGACGGGCGACCGCCGGGGATGGTGGGGCGACACGTACGCCGACCGACCGGACAACACCGGGTCTCGGCTGTGGCACCTGCTCTCTCGAGCGGGCGTGCAGGCCCGCGAGTTCGAAGACGCGACGCGG